GAAAATTGGAGAGTTTTCAACTTTAACGATTATATTTCTTTCGATAGGAATAAGTTAAATGATGAAAAAATTTATTACATTTATTATAATGACAACGCTTACAATTTATCTGCTTCAACCGCCACAAGCATAACAATAAATGATGCGTTTTTTTACAGAATTAGCGCATACACTACCGATAATCTAAGCAACATAATTTATGTTACATATAAGGATGACGAAAAAATAATAAGTGGCGAAACTATGGATGTAGTTCCTAATGATGTTGCTGTTGTTAGCAGCAGCACAAAATATTTTGGCGGTAAACCTTTCATAAATGTAAAATATCCATTTGAAGTTAATTTGTATTCAGCTAATGAAATAAACGGCAGAACCATATCTAAGTTGTCTGATTTGAGGCTTTACAATGTTCTTACAGATGATGTGGGAAATGACATTGATGGTATATATGAAATCAATAGTGGTATTACATACCATCAACCACCAGAGGGAACTGAATTAGAACTGTTATATCAAGTCGGAAACACAGCAAATATTTCAAGATTCTCATTGACTGAAGAAGATTTAGATGATATTGTTGACGATAAAAACTATTTTATTGGCGATATAATCACTAGAATGACATTTTACTATAAGGAAACTGACGAAACAATTCCAGAAGAAACTATCGTAGATGTGGTTCTAGAAAGTGGCGATACCTATACAATTACGATGAATGGCGAAAAAGTTAGCGGCTATACATCGTTAAGCGCAATCTCTGCATCAACAACGGCAAAAGAGGAATTGGAGAAGAAAAACAAAGAAGTGATATATAGTTTTTACGATGATATATTCTGTGACATAACATATTATATTGGCGCAACCCTTAGAAGGAAAAAGGGGGAAAACTATAATTTATGTTATGAGTCTAATAGAAACAACTATGGGGTAGAATACAGAGAAACTGTACAATTTGTTAAGGAGAACAAGGAATATTACCTTAAAAAGCCTAAAAAACTTGATTCTGTAATACCTTCAAGAAAAAATGACGTATGCAACCATTCTGTTAGCTATCCAATTTATGTTTACAAACTGACACAAATAATGGAACACGTGGATGATTCCCAGTATGATTCATCTTATAGCGTTCCTATGGCAGATTTTAGACTTAATATAAACATATTTAGTGGGAATACTAATAACCAAGAAGATATGGAAGAGCACAATGGTATGCAAGTTTTACCAGTATTTAGAGAAGAATATAGGTTTGGCATTTCTTCAATGGAAAATGTGGACTCTGATATTTATATAGACAGGGGCATAAATGCTGCTTTTGAAAAGCATTTGAAGCTTGGCGAGGTAACAAGCCTAGAGGCACTAGAGCAGTATGGGAACAATTTCTTCAAAATAATGGACAGTTAAAAAAAATAATAAATTAAATAATAAAACAATATGAGTGTCGGAGCATATGGGACCACAATCCCTATAAATATAGCCAATGTTGACATCCCAAATTTAGTTGACATATCTTATTGCTATCACGAAACTAGAAGCTATGACTCAATTACAAACGCTAAATTTATGCATTTGGATTCTAGT